TCTACGCCAAGAACCCGAAGAAGGTGGTGATCTTCGATCTGACTCGCACGGCGGCGCCGGACGAGGATCGGAAGAAGAGCCTCGATGGGATCTACTCTTTGGCGGAGGAGCTGAAGAATGGACATCTGGTCTCGACCAAGTACGAGCCGATCGACATCTACTTCCGCTCTCCCCATGTGATCTTTTTGGCGAACTTTGAGCCGGACTACACCAAGTGGAGCGGCGACCGCTACTTCGTCACCAAGTTGACCTAAGGGTCCTTGTAGAAAACCTCCTTGACCGAGCTAATATACGCGATGTTATCCGTTATTAAAGTGCCGTAAGCGTCATACGCGAATACAATTAGGTAGACTTCTGGCTGATTATGTGCGGTAGTCGCTGCTGCAGGTCCGAACTTGTATAGCCTCTTGTAGGGGATGAACCACTTCTTAGCGAAGGTGAATTCATCATCCCCTGTAGCAGTAAGGCCGGCTTGATTAGGCCTCATTCCGCCGGAGCGGAGGACCTTTACTGCATCTGTGTTAACTTCATCAAGTAACACATTAGATGTAACATTCTGAAAGAAGTTAGCATAGGACGGGGTAAGTCCCTTAGGAGCTTCAATAACAAACCATCTGAAGTTGACGTTGGGACGATCAGCTTTCTGTCCAAACAAGGCCCTAACCTTGAAGGCATTAACTTGAATCTGATCCCCTACTCTCATATTATCTCCAGTCCCCTGAGTGGGCATTGCTGCTGTATCATTTAAATGCAAGAAGAAGTTAAACGAGTTGTGATACAAATCTACTTTAGCTACATTAGTAATGGTATGCTTAGGCTCCGCGACTCGGAGTACAGTACGACGGATTAACTTGACCATCCGACGAGTGCCTCCGCCCCGACGACGAGCCGTACGCTTAAATTTACGTGTGCGCTTCGCTTTACGACGGTATGCCATTATTGAGTAGAGAGAGAGGCCCTCCGGGCCTTATATAGAACAGTTTTGGTACCCGGTACCGGGTACCCAGGTGGGGGGTAATACTGAACCCCCACCTGGATACCGCCGACTTTTTTATTCTCGTCCGGCCTTCGGCCTCCCTCGAATTTTTCTAATCATCCTCCTGATTGGGAGACCCTTCGGGAGGGCGCCGTCTCGCTCCGGCTTCGCCTCGGCTCGTAATCAACTGGAGGCCTGGGCCCTCCGGGCCAGGCCGGGCCTCCGGCCCTTCGCCCTTTTCGTGTTGTACACTATAGAAGCTGTAAACTAGCTTCTTTTTTTCTTTTTTTAACTTTTGTCTATATAAGGTCGGCTTTCCCAGGTTTTGGTTCTTTTGCCACGGTATGCCCATTCTTGCTTATTGCGCTACGCTTAACAACTACACGCCGGCCGATGTGGCCGTGCTCCGTACGCCCAACACTAAGTTGGCGTACATTATCGTTGGACATGAGGTCGGTGAGTCCGGCACTCCTCATCTCCAAATTTATTTTCAGCTCGAAAAACAATGCAAAATGAGCACAATAAAGAACTGGGGTGGACCCTGGGGTCGTATGCATTTCGAAGCAGCAAGGGGGACTGATGTGGAAGCCTCTGACTATTGCAAGAAGGACGGCAACTTCTTTGAGCTTGGCAGCCGCAAAACGATGGGTCGCAAAGGTGCTCGCAATGATTTGGAGAGTGTAAAAGAGAGCATAGCAGAGGGCAAATCATATGACGAAATCTGTGATGAGCACTTTAATCAATCTGCCAAGTATCATTCATTTATCAGACAACGCGTGCAGGCTCGCGACTCGAAGAAGCAAGAAGCCTCCTTGCGCGAGTCATTATCCTCCTCGGTCCTGAGGCCGTGGCAGGCTGCGCTGCTTGCTGTGACGGAGGAGGAAGCGTGTCCTCGGAAGATTCATTGGGTGTGGGAAGACGAGGGCAACAAGGGCAAGTCCTGGATGGCGACGTATCTTGGAGTTGTCAAGGGAGCCTTGGTGCTTACGGCGGCGCGCAAATTGGACCTGACGTATATCTACGCCAAGAACCCGAAGAAGGTGGTGATCTTCGATCTGACTCGCACGGCGGCGCCGGACGAGGATCGGAAGAAGAGCCTCGATGGGATCTACTCTTTGGCGGAGGAGCTGAAGAATGG